GAGACAACACATGGCAATAACTAAAGAGACACAGATTGGTAAAATCGAAGTGGTCGGAAAATACAAATCAGTTCAAGTAAGAACAGATACTGTAGTTATGGAAAATGGCGAAGAATTATCAAGAAAGTATCATAGACATGCTTTATCTCCAGACGCAGTTATAACTGATGAACACACAGAAGTTCAAGCAGTATGTAACGCAGTTTGGACACAAGATGTTAAAGATGCTTATGCAACTTTTAAAGCTGAACAAGAAGCTAAAGAAGCTGCACAAGGGGAGGAATAATTAAATGACTAACGCAAGAGATAAGGCAAACATACCAGTATTAAATTTTCAATCTAAAGGTATAACAGTTTCAGATACAAATACTGCTTTTGTATATGTAGAAGAAAATACTGGAGATGCTGGAGATACAGCAGGAATTTTATTTAAAACTTCTTCTGCAGATGGATTTTTTAAATCTGGTATGATTTTAGAAGATGATGGAACTCATTATGCAAAAGGTAAATTACACATAGTACAAAACAGTGAATCAAACAACAATAATGCAACAGTATCAGATGCAAAAATTACAATTTTAAATGATGGAAAAGTTGGTATTGGAGATACAGCACCTCAAGATTTTTTAGAAATAAATGGTTCTGGCAGAGGTTTAGGTGGATTAACTATTTCAAATAGTACACACCATGATGCTGCTTTGAGTTTTGCTAGAAGTGATGGTGCAACAGCGAGAATTTATACTGTAGAACCAGGTTCAACACATACATCAAAATTAAATTTTCAAACAAGTGATGCTTCTGGTAGTGCACCAAATTTATTAACGGCTATGGTTATTGACCATAATCAAAATGTTGGTATCGGAACTACATCTCCTACAGCAAAACTTCAAGTAACTACAGCTAGTAGTGGAGTAAGTGTTAATGCACTTGCCGATGAATTATTTATAGAAGGTAGTACTAATTCAGGAATGACTATTGGTTCTGGTAGTTCAAATGTCGGACAAATATTTTTTGGAGATAGTGAAGATAACGATATAGGAAAACTCTCTTATACTCATAATGAAAATGCAATGATGTTTACTGTTAATGCAGCAGAGAGAATGCGTATCAACAGTAATGGAAACATTTCGATAGGAACTACAAACTCTACACAAGCAAAAGTTTATATAGACCATACTGGAGATGTAGATGACAATGGTCTTTATGTATATTCCAATATTGGTCAAACAGTTCCTCTTTTAAGAGTTCTTCAAGATGGGGCAGGTTCTAATCAACCTGCTGTTCATGTTAGAAATGATGGTTCTGCAGGCGGTATACTAATTGAAAAAGGAACTAGTGGAGCAACTGCAAATACTGGTCATAATCAAGTTATAGCAGATGGTTCTGCTAATAGTGGATTTAGTATTCTATCTGGTAATACATCTAATGGAGCAATATGTTTTGGAGATGATGGAAATAATTGTAAAGGATATGTTAATTATGCGCACAATGGCGACCATTTAGATTTTGGAGTTAATGGTGCAGAAAAAATGCGTGTTTCATCAGATGGGGATGTTGGTATTGGCTTAACCTCTCCTGCACATAGATTAAGTGTATTTGATGGTTCTACTGGAATAGTTGCAAGATTTGCTACAACAGGAAATCGTAGTTTAGATATATCTTCAGCAGATAATGGAGCCTATGCAGGCGCACATTGGAATAGAGATGTAAATTCAGCAGGTGGTATTCATACTTGGTCTATTGAAGGTAATGAAAAAATGCGTATCACATCAGCAGGATATGTTGGAATTGGTAATTCTGTAACAAATCCTGGTAATGCTTATTTAACAGTTAAACCAACATCTACAAGTGGAAGAAATATTGCAATTTATACAAATGGTTCTGTTGGAAATAATGCAGGATTATTTTTTAATGCAACTGAAGGTGCAGGAAATTTAGCAGAAATTAAAGGAGAATATGTAGGTACAAATTCTGGTCATTTAAAATTCAGTACATCTATGAATGAGAGAATGCGTATCGACTCATCTGGAAATTTATTAGTAGGAACTACATCAAGTGACCCTGCTTTTGGAGCAACAACAGGATTTGAAGCACAATCATCAGGTCAAACTCATGTATCAGCTAGTGGTACAGGTTTAATAGTTAATAAAACTGCAAGTAGTGGAACTGCTATTCAAATTAGACAAGCAGGAGCAACAAGAGGTCAAATCGGTATTAAAGATAATAATTCTATCTTTTTAGCAAATGATAATTGTGGAATGAGATTTTTCAATGGGGGTAATAATATTACACCTTCAGATGACGCAGGTGCAGGTAGAGATAACGCACTTAATTTAGGTAATGGTAGTTTAAGATGGAATGACATTTATGCAACTAATACATCAATACAAACTTCAGACGAAAATGAAAAACAATCTATTCAATCTTTAACAGCTAATGAAATGAAAGTTGCTAAAAGACTATCTTCATTAATTAAAACTTTTAAATGGAATAGTGCAGTAGAAGAAAAAGGAGATAGTGCAAGAATACATACAGGATTAATAGCACAACAAGCAAAACAAGCATTTGATGATGAAAGTTTAGATGTTAGTAAATATGCTTTTTGGTGTTTAGATACTTGGTGGGAAAAAGAAATTTCTGTAGATGCTACTGAAGAAAAAGATGCTCATACTTACATTGACATTAAAGATGAAGCTACAGAAAGTTACACTGAAAAAACAAGACTTGGTTTAAGATATTCTGAATTATTTTCATTTATTCAAGCATACAACGACCAAAGATTTACAGAATTAGAAGCTAGAATAACAACACTAGAAGCTAATAACCCATAATAATAAGGAGAAAATAATATGGCAACAACATACGAATGGTCTTTCCCAAATTTTGAGACAGACGCAGATAACAAAGTAAAAACAATTCATTGGAGATACACAGCAGTTGATGGAGAATACTCTGCAACTATGTATGGTTCTGATGGCGAAACAAACGACCAAAACTTTGATACAATAACAAAAGAAGATGCTATAGCTTGTGTATTAGAACATTCAGATACTACTGAAGCTGATATGAAAGCTAATCTTGATGCACAAATTGCATCACAAAAAGCACCTACTTTAGTATCAAAAACTAAAGATTGGTAAACATCAAATGCCTAAGAAAAGAATAATTAAATCGTATCCTGAAGAAACAGTTGGAATAAGATTATCTTCGCATGAAAAAATTTGTGCTGAAAGAATGAAATCTATTCAAGATAGTATAAAAGAATTAAATAAAGAAGTTAAATATCTTAGGCAAGATGTTTCAAAAGGAAAGGGTGCAGTTAGTTTATTGGTTTTTATAGCAACTATATTAGCTGCACTTATTGGAATGTTTCAATTTAAATAAGGAGATTAACATGTGGTTTAGTGCAATTAAATTAGCAATATCCGCTGGTAGTAAAATTTACGCTAACAAGCAAAGAACTAAAATGGCTATGTCAGATGCTCAGCTAATGCATGCATCTAAAATGGCTAAGGGGGAAGAACAGTATCAAGGTAAATTATTAGAATCAAGAAATGAAGACTGGAAGGACGAGGCCGTTTTGATAATTTTAAGTTTGCCCATAGCAATTTTGGCCTGGGCAGTTGTAAGCGATGATCCTACAGCTATGGATAAAGTAAAATTATTTTTTGATATGTTTGCTACACTACCTTCATGGTTTACAAATCTTTGGATCCTTGTTGTAGCATCAATATATGGAATTAAAGGGACTCAGATTTTTAGAGGTGGAGCCAAAAAATAAATAAATGAATATATTAGATTTATTAAAAAAAAATATAGTAATTGTTCCTGTAATTATATCTTTAATTGTAGGAACATTTACTGGTGTTAGGTATATAGTAAACTTAACAGAAACTATTAATAAAAATAAAAAAGAAATTACTATTATTAACGATACCCATCTTTATAATTTTAAAACTTATATAGCTAGATTACAAGAAAATCAAAATCATCTTTTATTAAATATAGAAAAAAATAAAGGTAATACGATTGTTACAAATGACAAACTTAAAACACTTGAAGAAAAAATAAAACAATTAGAAATAGATTTTACAAATTTATTAATAAAAAGAAGTAATTAAATGACTAAAAAAACAAACACTATGTTAATTGCATTATTAGGTACAATTCTTATGGGCCTAAGTACATGGGTTTTAATTACTTTAATAGAACTTCAAACTTTAGTTTATATGCTACAAACTGAATTACAAAATATTGATAAACAATTTGGTAGAGTTTATAATTTTATAGATTCAGTCAGATCAAAATAAATTTATTACACCTTATACATTGTGTATTTAACTGTTAATTCCTCACCCTTTTTAATTAATCTATTCGTGATTAAATTAGTTTCCTCATAATACAAACAATCTTCTTTTTCTTTTATACAATTTGGTTTATTACTATGATTAATAAATCCTCCTAATGGTGTTCTTATAACAACATTAAATTCAGTTGTATGATGCATTACACCTAAATTAATATTTTTCTTTATATCTTTAGTTGCAAATATACCTAAGCCATCAATATCAGATTTTTGTATTGTTAAATTATTTGGTAGTGGTTTATATTTTTTTGTTTTCATATATCCTTTATTTATGAGCCTTTTTAGCAGGTTGCTCAGCTGCTTCGGTTTACTAGTACTGATGTAGGCTAGAGAGGATAGTGCCTATTACTCATCCTTGTACCATTGTCTGTTAGCTGTTGCCTTAAAGGTCTTATATACAGTTCTAACTTCTAACCGAAACTGGTTATAACACTTCTTTAAAAGCTAAATTACTTTCATTATAATTTAATCTTCCTGTGTCTACATTATAAGTTGCTTGGCCACACTGACCAGTATCACCGCTAAATCTAGATTTTAATACAGCAAATTTAACTATATTTCGATCAGATTTTTCTATTGCCATCATGTTTCTTGCAAAACCTACAATGTCAAAACTTATTTGTTTAATTGATCCCGATCCCTTAATCGAATCTAGATTAGGCATAATACCTTCCTCAAAACTTTTACCTTCACCAGAACTTTTTCTTAAGTGAGATATTAATGTTAAGTGAATATTATATCTTTTAACAATTTTTAATAAAGAAGACATAACTTTATCAACCGCTTCATTTCCTATTGCACCGTCAACACCTTCACTTACAGCAATAGTTATATGATCAAGTATCAAGTAACTACAACCTAAAGCTGCTAAGTATTCAATCCTATCTAACAAAGAAGTATCAGCTACAGATCCTTGATGATCTAAAAGAATTAATCTTTCATCACCAAATACTTTTTCATAACCTTTACGTGCTTCTTCTTCAGTAACATCATCAGGCATTCTAATATTTTTATTAATAGACATACCAATAAGTTTTGTTGCAGTATCACCGATAGATTCCTCTAATGATATTAATCCTACCTTAGTATCAGATTGCTCTAGTAAATTTAATATTGTTTCTTTAACAACAGTAGATTTCCCAGATCCTGTACCAGATGTAAATAAAGTAATCTCACCTAATCTCATTCCAAAAAGTTTATCATTTAAACCTTTAAGACAATTAGGATAAGGTACAGATTTAACTGTAGATCTTTCTTTAAAAGCATCCCAAATCTTTTCACCGCTAACAAAGTTATCAGGCTTATATACTTTAGCACCCCAAACATTAGATAAGTAAGTATCAGATTGTTGTTTACATAAAGCATCGTTAGCGTCTTTATAAACACTATTAACAATATAAGCTTTACCAGGCTTTATAACATGAGCAGCATCATTAGCAGAAGCAATACCAGGCTCATCATTATCAAATGCTAAAAATACTTTATCGTATTTATTAATAAAATCTAAATTAGAAGCTATATTACGTCTAGCTGATTGAGCACCATTAACAATTGATACAACATCAAATTTGGC